TAAACTCCGTTCAGATTGCCGAACTCAAACAAGAAGTTTTTTAGATGAGGTGACCGCTGCAAACTGGACCGATACAGAACTTAACCGTCTTTTCAATATTTACTATCATAAAGTTCGTTCAGCTGTAATTACAGTTTATGAGGATTACTACGTTACGACAGACCTTTTTAATACTACAGCAGACCAATCAGAATATACATCTGCCGATGGAATAGCAACGGATATTTTTAAGATTAGAAGGGTGGAAGTGAATTATCAACCTTCTAATTCAAACTCTTCTCCAACCCGATGTCTCCCGATTGATAATATGGATAAAGTAAGACGGGATTTACTCTATACAAATTCAGGGATAGGAGCAGGAGTTGCTTCAAATGGTCTTTATTATAAGTACGGATATGGGTCGTCACTTACTCTTGGACTAATTCCTAAACCCAGCGAAACCTCAACTGGAGCAGGGAAGATTTGGTATATCCCTCTTGGAACTGATATAACAGATGATACAACTTCAATCAATATCCCTAATCCTGACCAATACTATATGCTTATTGTTTATGGAATGACGAGTGATGCTTTAAGATTTGGACAGGTAGAGACGGATGATGCTGATAAATTTGAGATGAAATTCAACTCTGGGATATTACAGATGCAGGAAGAATTGGAAGATTATATAGCGGAAGAAACTAAAAATGTTACGGATATTTCAGGTGAACAATTAGATTTTTAATTATGTATGGGGAAAACAAAATATATTATAAGAGAAAAGAATTTCATTGGATACAATGATACTGACTCTGCTGAACAGTTAAGTGCTGGAATGTTAGCGGTTGCCAAGAACTGTTTTTGCGGAACAGGGGAAATAGTTAAAAGGACAGGATATAGTCTAATAGGAAATGATTTAGGAAGTAAAGCCTGTCAGGGAATTAAGGGGGTACGGTTTGCAAGTGGAACAAAAGAAATTATTGCAGTATTCAATGGGCTCATTTACAAATGGACAGGAAGTGGAGATTGGTCAGCTTTGACTGGGACATATACATTAAGTACAAGTGCTCTGATTGATATAGTGGTAGCTAATAACAATGTATATTTTTTTGATGGAACAAACACAGTTCCAAAATATAATGGAACGACTGTTTCAACCGTTGCAGATATTCCTATTGGGAGTATGGCAAGATGGTTTCATAACCAACTCCATGTAGCTGGAATATTAAATGATGGAAATGCCTTAAAATCATCAACTATTGGCGACCCTGAAATATTCACAGGAGGAACAAGTTCAGATATAGACGTGAACCCTAATGATGGAGATGTAATTATTGGGATGAAGGAACTTAAAGATGAACTAATTGTTTTTAAAAGAAATAGAATTTGGTCGGCAACTGGATTTGGAACAGCTGCTTTAACCTTAGACGACATAAATGAAAGAATATCAGGGTTTGGAACACTTTCACATTTTGGGATAGTGAATACTGGAAATGACCTTATTTATCCAAGTTTTTCAGGAAATAAAGTTCATTTTAGGTCATTAAAAAGAACCCAATATTCAACGCTTGTTGACGGAGGAATAGTTTCAGAAGGAATAGAAACTACGACAAGTGGACTCAGTAAAGCACAGCTTTCTAAAATAGTAGGAATATTTGATGGTAAATATGCTTGGTTTGCAGTTCCAAATGGGTCATCAACTTTCAATAATTTAGTTTTAACTTTAGATATTGAGACTTTAGATAAAAAAAATAAAGGATGGACACAGCATACTGGAATCAATGCTTCTTGTTTTGATAGTTTTGTAATATCAACTACACCAACTATTTATTTTGGAGAAGCAAGTGCTGACAGTAAGGCCTATGTTTTAGATACCTCAACCTCTGATAACGGAGCAGACATTTCATTTGAGGTAAGGTCAAGAAGATATGGTGGAGATGAGTCAGAGATTAAGAAAAAATGGTATTGGTTTTGGGCTTGGCTTAAAGAGGTTGGAGATTATGATGTAACTATTGATTTTTCAAATGATGGATTCTCTTTTGATAATTTAGGAACAATAAATCTATCTGGAGCGGGAAGTGAACTTGACGCAATGATTCTTGATACGTCAAGACTTGGAGCAACAGATGTCAAGAAAGATAGACTTACTTTTTCTAAATTAAATGGTCACTATTTACAAATGAAACTATATGATTCATCGGCAACATCGTCAGTAACAATTAGAAATTGGGAATTAGTATTCCAAAAACGACATCCGATAGACGAATAATTATAATTTAAAATAAAAAAACAATTAAAATGTTTAATTGTCAAATTTGCAAAAAAGAATTTAAGAATAAGTCACACGGAAAACCTAAATATTGTAGTAGAGTCTGTATGAAAATTGGGTGGAAGAAAAATAATCATGGTAAGGGACATTTAGGTAAGCCTGCGTGGAATCGGGGGAAACCTGCTCCATGGGTTAATTGGAAAATTTTATTTAAACCTGAAATTAGAAAGATAGCTTTAGAAAAAGCTATGATATCTAATATAGGAAGACCTTCTCCATTGAGGGGAAAAAATTGCGATTGGTCTAAAGGTGAAAAAAATGTTAATTGGAAGGGCGGAATAAGTTCTAAAAATAGAAAAATTCGAAGATTATATATTTGGAAAGAATGGAGAGAGAAGGTTTTTAAACGAGATGACTATACCTGTCAAATTTGTGGAGAAAGAGGTAAAGAATTACATCCAAACCATATTAAAAAATTTGCAGATTTCCCAGATATAAGATTTGTAACTAATAATGGGATTACATTATGTTCAATATGTCATACAACTTTAATCAATCAACACGAAGAAGAATGGCAGAGTTATTTTAATTTTAATTTACAAGTTAGAAATATATTTTATGTTTAAACCTTTATTTACTGGATTAGAAGAAAGCTTTATCCCAAACAATTCTCTTAGTTATAGAAATTGTTTGGGATTAGATTATTTTGATTATAATGATAAAATTGCTCAAGCAACTACAACTAGAACTAAAACTTGGATTAGTGGAGATGTACTTACTGCTGCAGATTTAAACGCAGAATTTGATGGATTACTTGGAGCTTTAGCTCTTGGTGATGATGATATTTCGGGCGGAATTGCAGCTTCAAAAATTTCAGGTATAGCTGTAACCTTAACAGGGAGTCAAACTTTAACTAATAAAACCTTAACTTCTCCTATTATTTCAACTATTTCAAATTCAGGAACTATTACAATTCCAACAGGAACTGATACTTTAGTAGGCAAGGCAACAACCGATACTTTAACTAATAAACGTATAACTAAACGTGTAGGTACAACCACCTCATCATCTACGCCTACAATAAACACCGATAACTATGATATTTATAGAATTACGGCTCAATCTGCAGCTATAACCTCATTTACAACTAATCTTAGTGGTACTCCAACAGACGGACAAATGATTATTATTTCAATAACTGATAATGGAACAGCAAGAGCGATCACTTGGGGAAGCTCATTTGAAGCATCAGGAAATGTGAGCTTGCCAACCACAACTGTTATAAGTACACGTCTTGATGTAGGGTTTTTATATAACACAGTTACAAGTAAGTGGCGATGTGTCGCTGTAGCTTAATATGGCACAATTTATTGATTTTGGTAACGGACATGACGGGTCGGTCTCCTCAGCTACAGGTACTATAAATACCTATGCTGCGATGACTGGAACGGCAGCTTCTACTACTGTCACTACTGCTTTGTCAGTATCGGCTGGAGATATGGTTTTACTTCATCAATCAAGAGGAACTGCCAATGTTGGTAAATGGGAAATAGTGATTGTTGGCTCTACTGGTTCAGGCCAGTTTACGGCAACTAGTGCTTTGGTAAATACTTATGCTTCAGTAGCTCAAGCGGTACTTATTCCCCAATATACGGCAGGAACTTGTGCTAACGCACTAACAGCAACTGATTGGGCAGGAACAAGTGGAGGGATTATTGCTTTGGCGGTAAACGGATTATTAACTTTATCAGGAAGTATAAATATAGCAAATAAAGGATTTGTTTATGGAAATGGAGTTGTTTCAGGTAACGGTCAGCAAGCTGAAGGAACGTCAGAAGCAGGAGGAACACAAACACAAAATGCTAATGGTAATGGAGGTGGTGGAGGTGTTTATACATCTGGAGTAGGTTCAAGCGGAGGTGGTGGTGGCGGAAACGGAGCGGCTGGGAGTAATGGAGATAATGGTGCAAATAACGCTCCAGGTACTGGTGGATCAACAAGTGGTAACTCAGACTTAACATTAGCAACATTTGGAGGCGGTGGTGGTGCTGGTGGAGGTCGTGGTGGTGGTGCTGGAACGAGAGGTGGAGTAGGAGGTGGAATGGCTTTTATTTTTGCAAAAAATATAACTATAAGTGGTTTAATATCAGGTAATGGAGAAAATGGAGTTAATAGTACAGATGTTTCAGCAGGAGGAGGAGGCGGTGGTGGTTCTATTTTAATTAAAGCCCAAATTGCAACGCTTAACAGTAATAAAGTTACAGCAACAGCAGGTTCTGGTGGAGTAAGATCGGGTGATACAAATCATGCAAATGGTGGAAATGGTGGAGATGGTCGTATTCATTTAGATTATCTAACAAGCTATACAGGTACTACTAATCCAACTTTAAATGCAACACAAGATAGTTCATTAGTAACAGCATCAGGTGGATTTTTCGCCTTTATGTAATTGATATAATTAAATTATATGAGTATTCAAGAATTTTTGGACAAATATAATGGAAAATTTGTAGATTTTGAATTAAGAAGATTTTCTTTTATTGGATAAAGAATTATAAAAATTATGTTTAATTTAATTTAATTATGGCCAAAAATGTAGGATATATAAATCCAAATCCAACAACGAATT